TTTCAGTTTCGTTTGATAATGCCATTATGTTTGCAATGTTTGTTTTAAATATAACGATCAATAAAACTCATATCAAGAATCAGAATTTCTAGATTCCATTCTTGCTTGAGCTTTATAAATTTGCGCAGCCGCTTGAGCGTCTGACACAATCTTGTGCATATCAGCATCTGCTTTAGCAACGCTAACCCGTTGACGAGCGCTGATAGCTTCACGGTCTGCTGTTTGCAGATCGCCTTTGAGTTGTTTGTTTTCCTCAGCAAGCATCTGAACCTGCTGCTGAAGTTGCGAGATAAGAGACATGCGCTCCATAACCCCTTGAGCGTCTACAATATCTGTTTTCTTCAGAACCTCAGACTGGTCAATGATGCCCATCTGGTACATCTGCATGTAGTACTCTAGCAACGCCCAGCGGTTAGACGGCAACGTAGAGCCAGCAATCATGCGAACGTCATACTGGCCAACACTAAGGTCGTTAATGCGCAGTGCCTCGCCAGTACGGTCGTCGTAAGACCAGAAGTTTATAATCGTTTCCTTAATGCGGTTATTTGCCTGAAGCAAACGAATTACTCGCTCTTCGCGGTAGGCATATTGCATAAACTGAAGTGCAACGCGAGCAACCTGCGACAGTGCAGATTCAATGTCATCAAGCTTGGACTTAATGCGGCGTTGACCGTACTCGTCAATAGCAAGCGTACCGCGATAGGTGTTGGGCGCTCCAGTTGGATCACCCTGCTGTACAGAGAAAACCCCAAGCTCGCGCTCAATCTGCATACGCAACTCAGCGGCGTAACTAAAGAGTGCGGCTGGAGGCGCAAGCGGCGAGATTACCTGTGGCACTCCCATCTCAGCATCAAACTCAATAACGGCTGCTCCGCTCTTGGCAAAGTCCATCTCAATGTTGTCCATGTCAACAGAGCCGCGTGGAACAAACACCTTGACGTTGGTGCTGTTAGCAAGGTTGGCTATGATCTGACTGTGGATCTTGTTGATAGACTCCTGAATGGGCCGCACGAACTCAACGTCACTCATGGGGTAGGGGTCATGATCCCAACGTCCATGAATAGGCGTTAGCGGGTAGTGGCTAATTGGCAAGTAGCCCTTCCAGTACAACTGGTTGCCAATAGTAATCACGTGCATTACGCGGTCAAGCAATACGCGGCGGCGTACAATCTGCCCAATCTCAATTAGCTCAGCGTTGTTGGTGAGCTTGATGGTGGCAACGTTGCCCTGTTCATCAATGGGGAGGGTATAGATCTGATCGTCCTCTGTTGGCTCTGCTTGCTCCACGAGTTGAAGAGCTTGCTGTACCATGTCTCCAATGAAGAACTGCTGGCTTCCGTCAGGCATTGCGATAATGACTGCTGGAGTTTCAAGGTATTGCTCAAATTCTTCTGGCAGGTACACTTGCTCAACTCCAGTTGGGCGCTCAGCAACGTGCTGATACTCGATTCTAACCTTCGTGTAGCGCTCAAGAATTTGATAGCGGCTATGGTGGTTATCATAAACGCGACCACGAGCAAACCCGCCATCACCTTTAAGAGAAGAAGTGAACTCATCATAATTGTCATGAATGGTGTCTGCTGCTGGCAAAACCTCCGCTGCGTCAGGCCAAATCGCAAGGATCTGCTCTGCCGTCATAAGATTTTTGATTAGGATATGGCTTGCATCGCGCCACAAACGATCACGGCTGTTTGGATCTGGGTAAACCATCAGGGAGTCAATAGCGCGAAAGCGCACGGCTCCCTTGCCGTAATCTGCATCTGGATCAACGTAGGTTTGAATTACACCGCGACCAGTTTGGTAGTAGTCAAAAAGAGCAATCTTAAGTTGCTCGTTTCCATGAGACTTATACCAGTCGTGACTTACAACGTCACTAATTGCATTTGCTGTTTTAACGTCAGAGTCTTCTTCAGCAGTTGCCTGAAACGATGGCGTGTTAGCGGTTAGCATGGCAACGGCCTGTTCCATTGCTGGCCACAAAACGTTAATTGGCGTTGCTGCTTGCCCTCGCTCGTTCAGTACGTCAATTTGCTCCTTCGTAAACTGAACGTTGTGCACAAAGTCCTTTGACTCTCGTCCACGAGTAGACCACTCATACTGTGCATCAGAATAGTGCTGATACAGCTCTTCCGTCAGCTCAACATCGCGGTCAGTACTAGTGTCCTGCGTTGGCTGCTCTAGGTTTTCGTATTCGTGTGTATTGGGATTAAAGTGGTCGCCAATCATTCTATCATCCAATCGTAGGTACGTTTATTTTGCAATTTACGATTGTTTTTCGTATCAGACAAAATTACGTCGTGATAAGGGGGAAATGCGCCTTTAACTGCATAAAAGAAAGCATCTATTGTATCGTCATGCTTTCCGCGTGGAAAGATAAGAAGTTCATCTTGAAAATCTTCCATGTTATTTGTTTCCTTGTGGTTTTTCCTAAGATGTACGTTACCACGCGCAAACATTGGTTGCAAACCTTCTAGGCGCTCTGTTTTTCCTTGTCGCGGATTATTTTTTATATCAAGGCCAGGGATATACATACCCCTATCTCTTCGTATGTAGTCTGAAATCATAGACTGATACCCAACCGTTTCAATCTGGCTTTTCATTGGGCGGTACTTTCTGTAGTAGTCTATAATCTGGTTGGCTACATCAATAGGCTTTAGGCGTTTCCGCAAGTAATCAATGCAGTAGACGTTCCTGTCTGAGTCCATCGCAATAACAAAGATACACGTGTAGTCACTGCGCCGCGAGAGCGTGGACGCTGGATCAACTCCCATGAATATGTTGACAGGAACATTTCGTCCATTGATGACCAGATAGCTCTTTTTGTTTTCATCTGTCTTTAGTTCTC